ATAAGGACTGGAATTGCGATGGATCGAGACAAAATAATCTCCTCCCACCTCATTTCCCTCCTGCGCCTTCTGATAAGGAGACTCGTAGATATCTGTGGTTCTGGTGTAATACACATCCACTCCGTTTTCTTCTAAGATGCTTCCCACCGCCAATGTCAGTGCCAGCGCATCCTCACTTTCTTTTCTTCCATTATAGGTGGCCCCGGGGTTCGCACCACCATGATCGGAAATACGGCTACTATTATAAAAATAACTAGTTAGATTAATATTGCACACAAAAAAGAAGCCTAGCCTCTTTTTTGTAAATGGCAAGTTAATTGCTCCTGACTATAAATCTGCTGTAGCCATACAATCTAATTACACTTGTATGACTAATGGCTATGTAATTGGAACAATACAGGGTGCAGTGAATGGCTGGGCATCTATCCGATCATCCAAGAATGCAAATTATTTCTTGGCATTATGTACATCATCAGAAAATCCTATAGCGGTATGTATTCCATTTGCATCAGGAGACTCCGTTATATTTGGATCGAGTGGTACATATAATCTCGCATTTGCACCGGCTAAATAATAAAAGTACCTTTTATCACGCAAGCATTTAGAGTTCCGGTTGCGGAATACTCCTGAAATATACTTCCATTGTACATCAAGCTTACATTACCAGTGCTAGCAACATCATTTATCACTAAGTACTGACTGGGTATCAATATATTATATTTGGGGTGTAAATCTGCTGGTAGCGTGGCTAATGGAGATCCGTATGGTATAGACCCACTTAAAATGCGGAATCCAAAATCTACAATATTGCCCGTTCTTTTGCAGTGTACAAAATCGGTGGTTACACCTGATGGGAACGTTATATCATAATCTACGGATTTTAACTTGCCATTTAACGTAAAAAAACGGAGAACACCCCTTCATGTTCTCCGTCTCTTCACCTTATTCTTTTTTAAGAAAGAGAGATATCATTATAATATCCCCTAATCATTATTCCGTCAATCATATTCTTTTGAGTTTTCCGCTTTTCAACAATGCCAGCATCTGGGTATTCTGCTTCGGTGACCCGACATAGCCCGTAATACCGTTCTCCTTCGCAATCAGCTTGCGAGTAGCGTAACTGGAGTTTACCCCGACAGCATTAAGTGCTGCCACGATGGATCCGGACGTACCGGTATATCTGGGATAATATGCCGTAGTGGACTGCACGGTACCATTACTGCCCACCATTGTATAGCAGATATCCAGGTCTACATATCCGCTGATGCCAGGCACTCTGCCACGGCTAGAGTGCTGCCAGCCCCAAAGATTATGACAAATAGCCGGCTTTTTGGATGCTACAGGATCCATAGTGATTGTCATATCCTTAGTGGACGGGTATCGTGCGATCCAAAAATCACAGTCAATATAATCTTTGTACGGTTTAATATAGCTATTATAAAAGGACAACCCGGTATACACCCCAAACTCATAGCCTGCTGCCTCGATCACTTCCTTGTAGGCATTCAAAATTCTGATCAGTTTAATACCTTTGTTTTTGAGACAGATATCCTCAGCATCCGCCCACACCTTGCCGACCTTTCTACCGGCGAGTGTGTTTACCACTGCTTTGGCCGCTGTCCTCGCTGCCGTCTCTGTTATGGTGTACAGATAATTGTAGACATCAATGGGCAGTCCCTCTGCAACTGCTCCAGCATAATTTCTGACAAATGCCTCTTCGGTCTTGTTGGACTTATTGATAACCTTCAAAACTGCAAATTCTACACCTGCTGCCTTTACCTTATTCCAGTCGATGTTCCCGTTCCATTTTGCTACGTCAATACCTTTCATCATGGCTTATTTCTCCTTCTTTCCGTCAAAATCAAGCAAATTTCTGAGCAGTTCATACATGCCTGTGGCTGCCAGCCCAGAGATCATTCCACCCAGCACAACCTCTGCATTGATACCCGCCTGCAGGTGGATAATGATTGCAATGATTGTTCCCATGCTCATGGATGCCAACGGAATGAACTTATTGGGGAAATTGTCAAAAGCAGTTTTAAGGACATAGCCTGTCAACAGACAGATTCCCAAAATAATAGGGTCTACGAGTTGCAATAAAAATGATAAATCCATAGTGTTATTCCTCTCTTTCCAGATCTTCAATCCTGTGATTTGCTACTTTGATTTGTTCCTGCATAACTGCTTGCGCTTCTTCCAGCTTGAAAGTACGCTCAATGACTGTGTTATGCTTATCCACTTTTTTCTCCAGCTGCTCCAGCCGATATGTAGTCAATTTTGTGTTGACCAAAATCCCACAGAAAGCACCTGCTGCACTCCCTGCGCAGCCGATCAATGCTACGATAATCTCTGTTGCCATATCAGTCTCCTTAATATAATGAGCCGGTCACCTCCCGGAAGGGAAGTAATCGGCTCATGGCTCTTGGTTGCTATGTAATTATGTTGGGACCGTCTCTCACTCCCATAGGCAGCCTCCTACTCTGCGGTTGCGGTCAGATCTGCCAGCTGTGTCTCCAATGCATTAATCTGGTCCCTAAGTGTCTGCCGCTCCGCATGCACCTCTTCGATGTCGTACTCTGTTTGCTCGCCCAGTAGCGTATACTCATAGGTCTTAATGATTTTATAGTCACTGGCAGCAATCCGGGATTTGAGATCATTGATCTGTGCGGTCAGCTGACTGACCTGCTGCTGTCTGGCCAGTTCCTCAAGCTCCTCTTCTGTTGGCTCCGGTTGCACCGGTACAACTGGAGCTGTATAGACGGATCCATCGTCAGACAATTCAAACCAGCCGTCTCCCTTGCGGAAGAGTGTCGTGTATGCCTCGTACTCGCCTTGATCTAAAGGATGTTTGCAATCCGAATCAAGGTAGAGATGGAAACCATTGGTATTAACCTCAATATTATCTGCTGTAATGCGGACTACATGAGGGCTCTCAATCGATACAACGACCAGCTGTGTGGTCTTTTTATTTTTAAATTTAATGTAACCCATGCGGGCTCCTTTCTGGCACTGTTGTGGCCGTGCCCGCCGTCTGATTTACTTCGTTAAATGGCAAGTTAGATACTAAATTAGATACTAGCAGTTATGTCAAGAGTTCTAATGGTTCTCTTTTGGGACTGGTAAAAAATAATGAAGTATGGCTTATTATCTTTAACCGTATATCTACATTAGACACTTGTGTTTGCGTAGCATCAAGATATGCTGATGTGGTTAGTGTTTTTACTGTTTCGAAATCAGCGACTATGAGTATTAATTACAATAATCAAGGTACGATTACCGTAGCATATAACGGTTCCACAGATGGCGTATTTGGTGGAGCTTTCAAATTTTACGGTTAAATTCATATGAAGAATAGCAAATAAGTTACTTATATGCCACAATAAAGTTCAATGTAAAAACTGCATCATGACTTACGTTTGCAATTTGATATACATAAAACTTGCTATTACTTGCAAATCTTACATTAACTGCCCAATCACAATTTGCAAACACCCCAAATACATTTGCATTGTTTGGCAATCCAAAGTCAGACAAGGAGCCTAAAAAGGACTGTTTATTCGCCGCTAATAGAGTAACAGATGTTAATATTGATGCAAATTTCAAACCATTTAAATTGCCATTTAACTCAGTATATGTATCTGCCACCGCCTTGGCATCCGGGACATAGCCGGTGGCTTTGGTGGCCAGCAGATCATCCTTGGATGTGATCATCTGCGCAAAGGCCGGTGCGGTCAAGTCTGCAAAAAACTTTTTAATCTTGCCAAAGACCGTCTTTACGCTCTCGCCCGTATTAATGTTCTCGCGGTTCTCCGCCTCAGTAAACGCGATTTCTGAGTCTCCGATGTCTCCACTAAATCCCTTGGCCAAATAGATCCAGTTGAGCTTATCATCCCTCGGTGCTCCATCCGGGGCATCTTTGATGGCAAGATATGTGCTTCCGTTATGTGCCACTGCATCCAGCCGCTCATACGCGGTATTGGATGCATATTCTCCTTTGTAAGATATTCCGATTTTTCCGAGAGCATTGTAACCTTCTGGTGCTGCCATAGTTCACTCCTCCTTATGCTACTTTCCAATACAAAACATTATCAACTACTACAAAATCCACTCCTGCGCCATCCTTCATATAAAGGTTCATCGTGGTTTCATCCAGATAGAACTTAGGTTCAGTGATTTTTGCATACGATTCTGCTCGATCCGCATCTATCTTGGCCTGTGCTGCAGATGTCGCTGCAGCGGTTGCCTGCTGTATTGCTGTCTCTGCCTGTACCGTAATCTCTGCCAGATAGTCCGGCTGTAGCTTCTCGTCCGTGATACTACCGTTTTTAATATCAGCCTTTACTTTACCGCCTGCCCCCACCGTCCAGTAAACGGTATCAGAGTCCATAAACTCAAACTGAGTAATCAACGCTGACAGATCCGCATATTTCTGCGTGCCATCATCCAGTGTAATGATTAACCGCTGTGTTTCGGGATCATAGTCAAAATTAACCGCCAGCTTTTCGAGCATGGTATCAATGACCTGCTGGGCGCCAGAAAATGCAGTGATTGTCCATTTACCAGTTGCTTTATCATAGGCAATCTGTTTAATGCAGGACTGCGCATCAACCTTGTCAAACTTGGTCAAATCAAGTGTGATTACACGCTCATCAATGGTGCAAACTCCATTGCTAAGCTTATCCATATTGGTTTTATTCACTGGTGTCTTGGTCGATGGCTTATTCTCCCAATAGTTCTCTTCCCAGTCATACGCTTTCTGCATCCTGCTCCACCTCTTTCTGTTTTGCCTCGGCAGCATCGCGGTCCGCAATCTCCGCCAGTAATGCATCCCTGGCTTTCTGCTCCTGTCGTGCCAAATTCTCCTGTAATGCCATGCGCTTAACTTCCTCCGGCAACGGAGATGCTTCTACAAAATTTGCGATTGCCTGACTAAATTCCTTGATTTCTAAATTGCTCATATCTCTTAATCCTCCGGACCTAAATACTGTATTACTACTGTGCTGCTGATACGCTGCGTACGCCACGCAACCACCACACCTTTATAATTCATATATCCTCTGACCCCCAGCGCTCTTACACTGACCAGATCCACACTGGACAGTTTATTTACGATTGTTGCCGCCGAGATCTTATCCGCCTTAATTACCCCAGAGGATGTCCAATTGGATACCTCCATGTAGTCCGCTTTGACTGTGCTGGCGCTGATATAGTTGGCTTCCACGTTGCTTAGACGGGCTGATACGGCTGACAGATCAGATGTAGTCACATGATCCGCTTCCAACGATCCCACGCGGCCGCTCACCGCATTCAGAGAGTCAATGGTTGCCTTGGTGGCAATCAGATTATTCAGTTCCAGCTTGGTCACATTCAGCGTCTCGATTGTTGCATACTTACTGACCAATTCATCCGCATTTACCACGCCGACTAGATCAATCCTCTCAGCCTTGATCAGTGCCTTATCCGGTGTCAGATTTATTTCTGCAATAAGATTATCTTTCGATACCTTTAATTCAACCTCTCCTGCTACCGCTTTTATCTCCGTGGATAAACCATTTTTGATGTCTTTCATTTCCAGCCTGGTCTCTTCGACCGTCCGGGTGAGCACATTGCTCTTACCCTTCAACTGGATAATAGATTTCATTAGTCCGTTGACCTGTCCGGTACGGTACTCCTCGCCCTCCGCAGTATAGCTGTCCCGGAGTGCTTGGATGCCTTTTAATGTCCGCTGCAGGATGTAGGTATAGATGGTCTCCCGGGAGGTATACAACAGGATACCGTCTCCAACCTCCAGACAGGGATTGCCACGGGCCTCTACCTGCGCTGGTCGGTACCACACACCACTGATCACGCTGAGGACGTTGTCCGCTATTGTCTGTAGGTCTACCGCAGACTTGCCGTATACCAAAAAGTTGTCCTCGATGATGTAACTATTATTTCCATTACCAGCGATTGCCCCGATATCATTTTCTTCCTGGCGAATCTGCAGCTTAGTAATATGCTGGACTATAAAATCCTCATACTGACAGGATAGATACATGCTCTTGGATACTTCTGTTGTTCCCAGCGGATCTGCCGGGTAAAGATCATCGGACGGATACAGCTCATCCGCAGGATACAGCCCCTCTATCATCTGCTCCAGCACCACATACCGCAGCTTACCATTTCGACCGATATGACCAAAGCAGCCATTAATCTCGCAGATAGCTTCTATAACCGTCTTTCCTGGGAGTTCTCCTGGATCTATGGTCTTCTCCACTGTCATATCATCGTTAACCAGTGTGATTTCTTCCTGCTCCACACCAACATAGGCACAAAAGCTGTCTCTGAACTGTCTAAGTGTCATCGGAAATGTCAGGCTGTTATACCACCCAGACACCTCTGCATTTAGGATGTCGTACATGGCATCGTAGGCTACAATATCCCTATATCTTCTATCTGCTGTAGGTACATCAGAATCTACTTTATAAACTCCCATCATAAAAGGAGCCTCTTCGGCTCCTTCCAATGTTACGGATACGGTTATCTTTTTTCCGGCAAGAGGTATTATTCGTTCCCTGACTCTCAGTTTAAAAGTACTCGCCTCACACCTGCCAAAACTTAGTTCACTCTCTGAGCATAGTCTCTCAGTAAGCTCTGCACTTTCACCTTTCCAGTCATCTTCATTCAGTACACTCCCGTCACTACATTGTATCTGCATTCTTTTGGATACAGATGTATCATTATAAAAATCTTTATATTTATAATCTATCATTCCCTCTCCCTCTTAATACTCCTGGAACGCAACACGTAATGGCTTATACCATAATTCCATACCATTCCAACTTTTTGTCTCTACTGTATAATTTGGTACATACATTTCTCCCGATTTATATCCTCCGGTATTTACATCGAAATAAGTTACAATAACCTTTCTTTCCTTCTCCTTTATGTACGCTTTTTCCATTGCTTGTAGAAATTCTGTCATTTCCCATGCTTCCAGTGGAATCGTATTGAACTCAATTTTTGTTGTATAATGATCTGCAACTTCCCGGTATAAAATATTCAAACCATTTCTGTCAGAGTCCAGATCTGCACGCTGATCCGGACTCACCTTATAGGTCTCAATATCTACATACTTTGAAATATCAGTATCTCCCACTTTTAATAACCATGCCTGAAATGCCATCCTGCTGCCTCCCTATACATCCAGCAACAGGTAATTTCCAGTTGCCTTAAAGTACTCCCTGTTTATCTTTTTCAGTAGTTCCGCAAATTTTACACCATTGATTTCTATCGTATTGCCTGACGCTAATATTCTGATGATAGTCTCCAGCAATGTAATGATCTTATCCAGCTTTTCCGCAGATATGGATCCTCCCGATCCCGCTGCCGCCTGTGCTGCGCTTAGTGCCATTTTCTGTAACTTATCTTCCGGTGATACAATTTCTCCCTGATGCCTATTATCACCGATCATAGCAAGCTGTGGCGTATTAGCCTTGACATATCCACCATTCCACAATTTAGGTATCTGCGGTGGATCACTCGGCATTTCGAAGCCCCAGTCTTTTCCAACCAGATCTCCTGCCTTCTTTGCGACGCTTCCGATTCCATTTACCACATTGCGTAGTGTAGAATATATCAATGATATCATTGCATTCACACCGTCAATAATAAGATTACATACTCCCTTGATAGATCCCCATATTGCTTGCCAGATTCCATCCGTAATTTTCTGTAAGCCTTCCCATGCCTTTTTCCAGTTGCCTGTAAACACTCCGGTGAGGAAGTCCAACAGTCCTCCCAGTATTTTCATGGCTCCGGATATAATGTCTGACACGGTTGCGAATACGGTACTCATGATGTTTATCACAATGTCTGCCACCTGCTTGATTGTCGGTGCCAGATACCCGATAATTGGTTTGATTACGGTACTCCACGCGGCTGCAAGGAAATCGCCTACTGAGCTGATCAGATCAAGAATGTTGTCCCATAGTGGTCTGAGATTTTCTTCCCATAGTTCCTGTAACGCTTCCTTAGCATGGTTCAGTACCGGCATTGCAATATCATTCCACAGTTCTAAAACTGTCTTCTTGATATCATTCCAGGCATCTATAATATTTCCAAAAGTACTGCTCCCCTGAGACTCCCACCAGTCCGTAAGAGAACTACCAAGTTCTCCAACGATCTCTCCTGCCAGTGAAGCACATTCTCCACCGAATTCAAACAGATCTGTGAGTGTACCTTCTATCAGATCCTGGTTGTCTTTCATCCACTGGGATGTGTGTTCTGTGGAAATCTCGAACCCCTCAGCGAAGATTGTTCCCAATGACATTCCAAATCCAGTACAACCTGTCAGAATATCATTGATTCCGTTTACAATATCAGGTCCTGCTTTATCCAGTGCCCCGAGCAGATTATTGTATGTCTGCTCATTGATATCCGTAAGATTTGTAAATCCGTTCGCAATAGACTGGCTTACATCACTGCTCCAGGATTCTATCTTTTTCCTGTTGAGTTCCAGATAATTTGCAATTCCGTCCAGACCAAGATCTACTGCCTTTGTCGTAACAGCAATCTTATTCCCTATCTTGTTTCCAAGGTATCCTCCCAGCGGATCCATGATGGTCTCAATGTTTTTGACTGTAGCCTTGCCTAATGGCTCCATCTGATCCATGATTCTGGAGAAATTATTCTTCAGACTTCCGAAATCAATCTTTTTCAGACCATTGTTGAACTGATCTGCAAAATTTTTGACACCGGGAATCTTGAATGCATCTGAGAGTTTTTTTGAAATTTTATCCACACTGGCTTCAACTTCCTGCGTGGAAGTCTGCAAACCAGCGATATCTATTTCTGAAGTTCCTCCGGATGCAGAAGATGAATCTGTCTTCTGGGAGAGTAAATCCAGTTCATCAGACGAAAGTAATCCACCTAACTTTTTAGCTGCTTTTCCCGCGGCATTAATATTATCACTGATTCCCGCAGATGCATCCTCAGCTGCTGCCATCCCGGTGGCTACATCATTACCTTTCTTTCCGGCAAATTTATCTGTAAACGCTTTAAATACATTCGCCAGCTGTACCAATTTCCCCATCAGGGTATTGATAACCTTGATAGCTGGTGTCAGGACATTGATCAGCCCCTGACCGATTGCCGCCATAAAAGACTCAGTCTGCAGCTTCAGGATTCTGACCTGATTGGCCCATCCGTCGGAAGTCCGCATAAAATCCCCGGATGCCGTCGCCAGCTTACTCTGAACAAAGGAATACCGTAAGGCTACCTTTTCTGCCTCCGACATGACCGCAGTGGTCTTCCCGTAGCCATTGGCCATAGCGTAGGCATCCAATGCCGTCTGTGTCATGACGACACCAAGGTCTTTCAGACTCTCTGTTTCTCCAGTGAATACCGATTTCAGCTTTGTATATGCTTCGTCCTGAGATATGTTATAAAAGGATGCCACATCTCCCGCCAGTCCTGTCAGAGTGGTAGACATATCGTATGCCTGCTTCTCACTGAATCCGAAAGCCTTGGCCATTGCACCGAAGGTTCCTGTGTACCTCTTGGCCATCGTCTCGGACAGTCCAAATGCAGTTGCGGCATTCTGCGCAAATTTATCTACCTGTTTCGACATCGCTGGGAATGTTACGTCCACAACATTTTGCACTTCACTCAGATCTGATCCCAGTTCGATACACTTCTCGCTGAAATCTACGAGCTTTTTTACAGCAAAAGCGGCAGCCAGTTTCTTGCCTACTTTCGTAGCCAGGCTCTGGATGCCGCTCATCTGCTTATTAAAGTCCTTTTTATTTACGACCAGATCTAATCCGATCTGTCCAACGCTTGTAGCTTCACTCATAACCAGCCTGCCTTCTAAGACAGGCACATCGGCACAGCGTCTTATAACTTCAACTCAAAAATCTTTTTACAGTCCTTATTTTTACATCGGAAATAAATTCCCCTGCAATGTGCATCTTCCGTCTGCATTGCATTCACCGGATGCCCACAGTAAGGACACACTACTTTTTTCTTATCTACTTTTTCAATGTATATCGCCCCCTGCCAGAGAAATGAACGCATTCTTCAGTTGATCAAGTACTGCTGCCATATTATCAGGTGCTACCTTTTTTGCTCTGTTTGCACGCCATTCATTCCTGATTCTATGTTGTTCCGGAGTAAAATGGTCTAAAATATCCTTATCCTCCTCGGCCCTGATTGCTACGATCCGTCCCAGCGGTGTCTCCGGTCCGATTCCAATAAGAAGATCCCTAAACTCATCCCACTTCATGGTATCAATTTCTTTTGACAGCCGAATCCCGTACTGCGCCTGGAAGGATGATACGATCAGACTGTAATCTCCGATCAGATCATAGTACGGGTCACTGCTCTCCCGGCTCTTCGTCTCCCGTGATCATGTCTACTGCTGCCATGATGATTGTCTGGAAATCCTTGAACTGGAGATTCAGTTTATCGATCTTTTTCCGATCCTTCTCATTAAAAATCAGTTCATATACCGCCAACACTTCTTTAGCTGATGTACCCTTCGAAAAAATACCCATGATCTTCAGCACAGTGGCTGCATCGGAATTTACTTCTACGGTAACATCCTTAATCTTCAATACCGGGTTCTCGTCAAAACTCAGCTTTTCTGTAATATCTACGATTTTCTTTGCCATAATAGCCTCCTGTTTTTATGCTGCGGGAGTAATCTCAGGTTTTCCATTGCTCATAATATCGAATTCCAACGGTGCCACAGCTGTAGAGTCTCCTGCTCCAATGTTCTTTACGTTCACGACTGCTCCGGCAAACAGCACCACGGTTCCGTCGGGGAATGTCCACTGGACATCTTTCTCTGCAGAGCGGCCGTTTACCCACGCAAGTGCTGCTACAGCATCATTACCGGCATCTCCTACGTTACGTTTCGCAGTTACGGATATGGTAACTCCCTTACTGGTAAGCAGGCGTCTCACCCATCCTTTTTCTGTAAACGGATGCCATTCCTCTACTCCATTATCGAAAGATACACTGAATGTATCGCAGTCCGCAATATCAACCATTTTCTTTTCTACACCGCTTGCTGCCGCATTGATCTGGAACTGGTTTTCATAGCATGGATATACTCCTGTAATAGGTGTGCTCATTCTTTTTCACCTTTTCCTTTCTCATAAATAACAGCCATCTCTATGACCCATTCGCAGATACCGGCATCATCTTTTCCGACATCCTGTGGTTCATAAAGAGGCTGTATAAATTTTATCAACTGATCGTTGACCGTTACATTTCTTGCAGCCTTCACCGCATCAAATGCTGTCATGGCTGCCTTTTCTGATTCTCTCGGCGAATTATTCCAGTGAATCAACAGGGTGACATATTTTGTCCCGTAAGATGCAAGCTGTGGTCCTCCTAATGCTGTCTTATACTCCTGCTGATGTTTGCTGTTATAAACACCGATGGACTTCTCCTGCTTGTCCGGCAGGCTTCCCATATATACATGGTCTGCCAGTTCAAGGGATTCCACATAATCCCGCACATCCGATAACATCATAATCCGGCAATCCTCCTGTATATTTGTTTGTATGCTTTCTGGCAGTACTCTGATTTTTTCCCAGAGATCCAGTCCTCATACCATTCGCCTCTTGCATTCGGGTTCTCCGTCTTCTGGAAATGATATTCCGGGTGGAAATAAAGCCGTCTTGCATAGGGTGTGCTGGATATGATACTGACTTTTCCCTGGCTGCTCTCCGAATAATCAACAAAAGTGCTCTCGTTTTGCAGATTGCCGGTATCCCTTGGGAACACCTGTGCCTGCACTACATTGGTATGTAATGCCTCCGCAGTCTGCTCTAAAGCCATCACCTGTGCTTTCGTCAGCTGTTGGATCTTCGGAAAATTCAGCTTTACTGTGGAATTTACACTGATCATATCAGCATCACCTCCGTATAGTTGACTGTTCCATCCGGGTTTCTCGCCTTACGACCCTCAAGAATCCTGCGCTTACCCCCAAATATCACAGCACTGCCTCCGGATATGACCGGAAGATCAGGACAAATATCTCCGGGAAACAATGCTGTTCCGGTGATCTCTATCAGTTTCTTCTCCGTGGTCAGCACAGTTTTTGCCTTGTCCTGATAGTTACATTGTCCGTAATACTCCACTGGCTTCAATGGCTCCCCGTATTCGTTCAGTCCTTCTTGATCTATCGCAACAGAGATATCTGTCTTACATAATCTTTTAGGCACCAAACATGGATATTTCATAGGATCACCTCGCAATTCTGCAACACAGGCCTGTCTGAGTCAGTAACGAATACACATCCCGCTTCATGGCAATACCTTTTTCCATGAAAACATTCCAGGAACTTCCGAACTGTGCGGATACTCCATTAATGCTATAGCTGGATAAAATCGTATTGATTTCATCTGCATTTTCATATTCGAAATCTGCCTGCATGCAGACAACCTCTTTGATGGTCTCCTGCTGAAAAGCTGTCAGATGATCGAATCCTGCTGCCACAATCCGGTTAAATGTCAGACTGTCAATATGCCGGCAGGCCTGACGAAGTGCTCTTTCAAGCTCTCCGTCAGGAATCACGCTGCCATTATAGATCTCTGTGTACTCTTCTTTTCTTACATAAGGTTTATAGGACATATGCCCTCCTTACTCCCCGGTGTACTCCATGGTATCCACATCTACATAGACGCTATCCACCTTGCCGTCACGTCCATTGGGGAACACAAAGGTATCAGACAGAGATCTATTCTGGTACAGGTATCCGTCTCCTTCTGTATGTGTTCCGGGATTGAAATAATAGATAGAAGCAATCTTAGGAACCGTCTTACATGTCTGTCCGCATGCCACCAGTACATTGATTTTATGAGCTCCGGTTACAGCAGCAACGTGGTTACTGGTGTCCTCGGCCACCTTTTTCAGCGGAGCAAATCCGCCCTCAGTAGGCTCCCAGTCGAAAGCATCATAGAAACGCTCATCGTCGATAACTTCCATGATGGGTACACCATCGATTTCCGTTACTCTGGTCTCGATGCCGATACCACCCTCAGCGATCTGTGTAAGTTCAATTTTACGGGTAAACTCAGTGGACTGCTCCAGTGCATCCATAATAGGACTGGCCACATACGTGAGCAGGCTACCATTTGCCTTGTACCGTCTCAACTTTCCTTTCGCAAGGATGTCCTTCAGCATTCCGAATACCTTTGCCTTGGTATAAGCAGAAATAGCGGTCTGGCTGTGATATCCCTCCGTCTTCTGTGCCACCTGTGCCACACGGGAGAAGAACAGGGCATCTGTCTCAGGCACTACCTGAGTCTGTTCGAAGGTTCTGGAGATATTCTGCATGGATGCAGTTGCGTTGGTCTCATCCACATCTGCCTTGTCTACCAGGAACTGAACGTCTCTGTCATGGGTTACTGTAAACGGAACATCTGTCTGATCGAAGGATCCCATGTTCCAACCACCGGTTCTCTTGTGATTCTTATAACCAGTGGTGCTCATCTGTGTAAAGTGGAATGTCTTCGCATCCAGCCATCTTACATTAGATGTAATGAAGGGAGAGGTTAACGCTCCCTGCATCAGAATCTGCAGGAGTTCAGGACTCCACTGCTGTGCATAGTTTAAATTAGGCATATCTTATACCTTCCTTTCCTTAGTTCCACCGATTCCATCTTTTGGTCGGTGTCTGTTGCTGTTGTACGGTTGCCTGCTGTGTATGCTGCGAAGGATCTCCGCCTGTCCCTACATGAAGGAAACCTGTAGTATCTGTCTCCTGCGGCTTTAATGCAGGAATATCCTCTAGCACCTTATTCAGGGCTTCCGTAAGTTTCTCATTGCTGATCTTTCCATCCTGTCCTACTGTCTGGCTGAAATCTGCCATCTTCAGTACATAGGGAATGGATGTTACGCTGATTCCCAGTCCGACTGCTGCCATCGTCGCTGCCTGCTGGATCTGTGCCTGTCTTGCCTCAGCTGCTGCGGTTGCAGCCTGCTGTTGCAATGCTTCCACATTCGGCTGATTTGCCGCCTTCTGTTCCTTGAAGGTTGCTATAGCCTGTTCCACCTCCTGTTGGGAAAGTCCCTGCTGCTTGAAATAGGCTTTCAATGCCGTATCCTCTTTTGCCGCAAGCGTTCCATCCAACATCTGCTGGATTTTCCCATAGTCAATCTGCGGTGTTGCATTCTGCTGTGACTGCTGATCAGTCTGTTCTCCTGCCGGTGCTCCGCCCTGGCTTCCATCGGGGTCTAAGAATCTTCTTACTGTCTTGTAAAACATAACGTGCTCCTTTCCATTTTGAGGGTGTCACCCTTACTGCGATCCATTGTCTTCGGTGTCTCCGGTCACGCTGCAGTTTATTGCCTTGCTCGTGTTTGGGCATAAAAAAACACGCCATGAAGCGTGTTGATTCCAGATTATTTGTTGCACTGGTGCAATTTTCTTTTTTCGAGATAAAAATACCACCAATCTACTGACCGGTGGCTTCATGTTCTTTTACCATTCTTCGCAAACGTTCTTTATAATCCTCATAGCTTTTATCTTTTCCGATGATGTATGCGGCATCTCCCATTTTTTCGGAGAAGGATAATACTTTCCTGCGCAACTCCTGCAGTTCCTCATCGTTTTTCATTTTTTCAACAAATTCTTTTTTGAACATAATTACCTCTTTAGCACTTTCATAAATGCTTCATATAGCTCTGGCAATTCACTTTTTATGAATTCTACAGTTATATCATCCGACTGATACAATGCAGCATATATATCCGCAAATATCTCCGACTCCGCATATCCGAGTTTACCTATGTATTGTGATTCATGTCTGTATACTCCTGTAATCACATTGTCTGTTATGCATGACATTATATCACTGATGAAGTAATTGTACTCTAAATCACCATTTACAGCAAGTCTCCGTTGATACTTCTCCTTTTTTTGCAATATTTTGTTTTCTGTATTTTTTATTGCCTCTGCGAATTCAGCATACATGGGACTGCCATACTCATTATGATCAATTCTATGGGCTATTTCATGCGCCAGCACATGCTTGTAGTTCTCCTCTTCATACTGCGGATGTCTCGGATTGATAATTATCAAATCATTATCAAGATCATACGAAAATGCATATTCTGACAGTTCATCTATCTTGATGCACTCATCTCTTGTGTACTGATCCACTAAATCGATCATGATCTGCGGAGTATCCGATCTCGGCACTTTCACCTCATCAGGAACTTTATACCGGTCTTCCGTTTCCTGACTCCATTCTTTTTCCTTCGCACGGTACTTGCTTTTATTCTCCGGATCCAGTGAAAATGATGCTAATCTATGGAATTTTTTCTCCTGTCTCTCTGCATATTGCTGTCTTGCTTCTTTCCTGTTCTGTTCTTCGATATCTTCTATGTCCTTTTTACTGTATTCATTATCCAAATCCTCCAGTTCTGGAAAATAGGTAGTGTGGCTGTCTCTGCATCTAGGGTGGTATAGTCCTGCTGCTATTGCCGCGCTCATCAGGGGATATGGTCCATCCTTGGCGCTTCCACCGCTCCATACATCATCGATCAGTATCTTACCAACAAACGGTAAACACTTGGGGCAGGGATTTCCACGCTTATTCATGATCACCGTGGATATCCCCCATTCCTGCCTTTTCTGCCCTTCCCCCTGCAGATATGCACGCTTACTGGCTGTCCGTATTGCCATGTTCGCATAGTCTGCCAATGTGTGTCTGGATCCATTGGCATATTCCACACAGTTAAGACCTGCGGCAATGAAATCCTTTGTAGCCATGTCTACCGCCTTCTCATAAGTCCCTGCTCCACTGTTGGCATATACCTGAGCATTAAAAATAATCTTACGATATTGGTCATTTGCCATGCGCAGGACGGCTGTCTCAGCCTTTTCCATGTCTGATGTGGTCGCCCGGATCAGCGCCTCTAGCTTCCTCTGGTTCAACCGGAAGAATGCCGCCGATGCTCCCGGACTTACTCTTCTTGCTGGGAAACCTTTCTTTATAGCCTCCAGTATGGCTATCTCCTGCTCCATATCTCCTTCATCCCTGGCAGTACTGATCAGCGCTTCGATCCGGTTATTAATGTCTTTAAATTTTGTACCAAATCGTTCCTGATTCTCTTTTCTGTACTTTTCCAACGACCGGAGCTGCTCTGTCTGCCACATGGACCACTGCTTATCTTCATCGATTTCCTCAATCTTATGTCTTCGCATATTCCGGATCATGGAAGCAATGAGTTCATTCTCAATAGCTTCGAATGCTGCTCCGATATCATATTCTGAATTTATCTTAGGCATCTAATCACCTGCCGTTTGCATATACCTTGAATCCCTGGCTTTTAAACTGTCTGGTCAATGTCTTGATCTGCGTGACGCTGGTACAATGATCACATCGGAGTTCCGCATAATTACCTTTTTCCACTGCATAGATTCCTTTCGGGACCTGCTCACTGGCCACCTTCAGTAGCCCCTGGTACTCCTCCCGGTTCATCCGGTATGTTTTTTTTGCTACTTTTACTTCCATCACTGCCTCCAGTAAATCCGTTTATCCTGAATTCTCCTGCATCCGTCCTGATCTCCGGCTCCGGAATGCTCTGAATCCCCTGCTCAGCCTTGAGCCTTGCAATTTCTTCTTTTTTGCAGTTATCATCCAGACTGTCACCATATAATTCCTCCACACAGCGCTCAATGCTCATGATTCCGCTCTGCTTTGCCTTACCAACTGTTTCCACCTGAGATTCAAATGAAGGATTGGCATATTCTCCAAATGGGAGATTTACCTCTACACTTTCCACTGCCTCATTCTTCATCAGGTGATATGCGTTGATACACATGGATACTACCTGTGGCAATACTGTCTGAAGAGTTTCCACGATAATGTTTCTTGTGTACAGCGTTGTTTTTTCCTTTTCACGCTGCGCTTCTGCATTATCCAGTTTTTTTACATCAATCCCCAGTGTAGAAGGACTGATGATCCCCTGCAGGCAAAGGTCCAGTGCCGTACAGTAGGAAGCCTGATAGCTGTCATGAGGAATGCTCGGCTGGTCTGTACTGATTACGTTTTTCTGCCCTTCGCGCTGGTCTCCTTCTGCTGCAAAATATCTGTTATCGAACGGATTCGGTGTTATCGCAGCTCCTGTTTCCGGATCCTTCGGAACCAGACAGTCCGGAATATATGTTTTGGCTCTTCCTGCTCTCAGCGCATCCATCCACTGGCTCCATACTTCATCCAGCGCATCATAGCTGTCCACCTTTTCGTCAAAGATACTTCCGCCACGTCCTTCATATTTTGCCGACTTATAGAACATCATAGGCACCGCCAGCATAACGCTTTTATCGAAGGTCACATCTTCCAGTGAATTGGTTATCTGTAGTGTAGTCAGCGGAACCTGTCTGTTATCCAGATACAGTTCGTTTTTTACATACCCATATCCATATACCTCATTGAGCACATATGTCTTTCCTCCTCCGCTGTATGGTGTCTTAAATATCACTTCCCGGACCTTGTCCTTTTTCCGTATGATTTCTACACGATCCCCGGCATACCATTCTAAAATCGGATACTCACTGACTTCTGTATCAATGGACACTTTAAAAGCCCCGTCTCCGATATACAGCGCTTCTTTGATTGCATCCTCTACCTTATCGGCAAAGTTATTATTCTCAGGCTTTGCAATGTCTTTCCATATCTGTTTCTGCTTTTCGTTCTCTGAGGAAAATTCAAATTCCCCCATATCTGGAAGGACTACTGCTGCCAGAGTTCTCACCGTAAGCGCCGGAACACCTGTGTGGATCTTGCGCATTTCCAGCCCCGGTGTACTCTTGCTGGACCAGAATTTATATTTATCTGCATATTCCGCATTCTGCTCATAGAACTGCTCCAGTTCGTTGCTGTCACCACGATACCAGATGCGGTTTCGGATCGCATTCCCCTCGAAGTCCATCATCTCATTGATATTGAACACATAGGGATTCGCCGGAGAAACATTCAGCCAGCTCCGTATACCTCTTTTGATATTCTCATTTATCTTTTCCATCAGGTTCACCTCTGTTTATCCTCCTCGAATCCAATCATATTCCGGTATGGAATCCATCCGTACTGGTTTGCATTGATCGTATGGTCGTTCTTATCCTCCGGTACCGGAACATCCTCTTCCTCGTCCCATGAATAGCGCTCCAATTCCGAGATATGGTTTGTACAATCCTCAACTACCAGATAGCAGTCCTGCTGGATCCATCCCAGCTGTAAATTGATACGGTCCAGTATTGTTACCTTCTTATAGGATTCAATGAAATTGTAAAGGCACCCATGCAGGCGCTTATACTTCCGAAGTTCTGTTATTGTCGCCGCATCCGCGCAGTCAACAAAGGATTCTTTTGCAAATCCCCATTCCGATCTGCATCTATCCAGAAAAGCTATAAACTTTACCGTTGTGTCAGATGGTGCCAACGGCACACTGAGATCAGCATTGCTATACACCATTTCAGCCAGTGTGATCAGCTTGCGGTCATCCGTAATGCCCTGGAAGATCATTGCAATGGTATCCGGAGATTTTGAGGAATATGATGTATCCAGTCCGGCCGTAAACTTCCTGAAACGGATCTTCCCATCTGCAATCTGTTTCTTCACCCATGCAGCAGTAACAACATGTTTCTTTCTGACAAAGTTGGAGAATACCAACCCTGTCGCTTTTCCGCGGAGACCCTGGATCTTATTTTTCCAGATCTTTGTTCCCTTCGGTGTGTTTTGCAGGATCATCTGCAGTTTATCCGGTGGAAGGCCTGCATTGTCTTTAAAAGAAAAGAACCAATGGATCCATCCGTCCTTTGGCTCTTCTTTCAGTTCCTCTATGATTTCCTGTGGTGTCTCATCCTTCCATTCCGGAAGAGGACGTGCACAGTTGATATATTCTTTGTACACCGGCAGTCCCGGATCGTCTGGGTTTAGTGTTGCCATCAGATAATCACATCTCATGGATGCTTCTCTGACAAAATCTATGTCTGCGGTATTTACTTCATCTATGTACAGACAGCCATATTGTCCACCCAGGGCCTTCTTCCACTTTCTCTTGTTACCGTAGCCCAGCACATAAATGACTTTATCTCCCCTGCCAGTATGCAGAATCAGATGTGGAATCTTATCGTCTTTGGTTCCACTGCCGTTATATTCCACCAGAATGCCAAAATCATCCAGTATACCAAGGTCTTTGTTGATGATGTTCTTCTCAGCAGTTCCGGTGTCATCCGCAGCAATGATGTGAAGCTTCTTGGGGCTTTCTGCCACCTTAAGCATAAACTTGAAGATTCCTACCGTCGTCTTACCTGCTGCCGTGGTTCCTTCCAGAAATTCCACCGGAGCATCGCATTTCAGGAATGCTTTGTATTTCTCTGACAGCAGGAGTTTACTTGCGCTCATTACCCATCACCACGCATCTGTCTGATCAGGTCATCCAGTTTACTCTGTTCGGATTTAAGTTCTCCGGAGATCTGGACATCCTGTTTGTCTCTCCATTTATCCGGTTTTCGGTTCTTTAACCAGAATATCTGGGCTGTGGTATCCGGCTCTACTTCTTTTACTTTTCGTTCCACAAGCATTTCTTTTGTTTTGGGAAACTTCTCTCTTACAAGCATCAGCTCATCATCTGTTGCCTCCGGATGCTCCAGTTTGTAGCGATTCATATATTCAAATAGCTTTTGACTATATTCTTCCTGCTCCATCGGAACGCTTACATATTTGTCTTCTGTATACCGATATCCCAGTGCCCTTTTCAAGAGCGCATTTTCTACTTGCAGGTCCACAACTTCCTTTCCCCTTTTTAGGGTGTCCGAAATGTCCGGATACAATTTTTTCCATTCATTTAATGTAGACCTGGAGATTCCCATATTACCAGCGATCTGCTCTTCTGTTAGTCCATCCCTTGTCCATCCTTCCAGCTTTAGTAAGCCTTCCGGTGTCAGCCAATATTTATATTTGCCCTTTGCCATCTGCTCACCATCTCTCTAAAGTTGCACCGGTGCAACTCCACGAAAAAAGGCAACGCAGCTATCTGCATTGCCCTGTCACTAATTTATCACGATACTATATTATCACATTTGACATGCGAAATCATGCCATCTTTTACTTTAACTCCCCAATATACCTTCCAATCTGTTCTATAGTCTTAAAAACTATCCTCTTCATTTGTCTCTCACTGTACGAGGCACCACCGATTTTTAGGTAGGGAATCGGTGCTCTGAGACCTTTACTCCAGTACCTGATCCGGATTACCTTCTGTTCTTCTGGTCGAAGAGAATTATATACAAATTCCACTGCCTCAATCTCTTTCTTGATCCGTTCATGGTATACGGATGTCATCTTCAGGGCTTTTGCCTCTGTGACAGACTGTGCCTTGTCTCTTTCCTTGGCAGGATCCGACGGACGACTGCTGCCTCCCGCCGGTGATGCCATAATGTCCGATATGTACTCCTCATATTCTTTCTTTCGTTGGGGATACCTTAATAATATAGTTTCGATAATCCTCCAGCTTGCTCTGTTAATTCTTTGCATCGATGCTTTCTCCTTTCTGTTGCACCGGTGCAACTTCCGGTGCTGTTACTATGCTACTCTGTTATACTTGTGCTGCATCTCTTCGATGTCATCTATCAGGTAATACTGGACCGTCATGTCAGGCTTTGCATGACCCAGCAATTTACTCACCAGCAATACATCACCCGTCTTGCGGTATAATACGCTTGCAAATGTCTTGCGGTACACATGCACGGTTGCTGTTATCCTGGTTACTCCTCCCCGGACAGCCATTTCTTTAGCCAGCTTTTCGATGCCATACTCTTTCATTCTGTTATGCGGTGCCCGATCTGCCAAAAACAGCGGATCTGTCCCAGGCCTGTCCCCGATATAATTTCTTAATGCCATCACCGCTACTGGCGTAAGCATTCCGGTGCGGTAGGTATCCGTTTTTTCTGCGTAAATTGATACCTGCTTATTTGTCAGATCAATATCTGACACATTGAGGTAAGAGATTTCACCTACACGCATGCCGGTACAAATCATCAATTCAAACAATGCCTTTTCCTTTGGCGTTTGCAGCGCATAGCGGATAGTTTCAACTTCCTCATCTGTCAATCGTACCTTCTTTTTCTTGATCTGCTTGACCTTGTCTACTCCATCAACAATATTATTTTGGATATGTCGCTTCTTAAATGCCCAGCTGAAGAACGTGCAGAGATACCGGTATATTGTGGATTTATAATTGTGGCTGATGTGATCACGATAGGACCTTATAGCAAGATAATCTGTGATATCCTGCGCTGTCACATATTTATAATTTTTATTCACAAAGTCAAAGAATTTCTTTATGATTCCAATATAACTCCTGATAGTTCCGGCATGGAGTCCTGCTGCCACGCTGTCTACACAATACCTTTGCATTAACCACTCATTGTCATGCTCCATAGTCATAGGCAGCTGTTTGATCTCTGCCAGCTCAAAATCCTGCAACTTTACATAAAGCGTAATCTTCATCCGGTCGATCTGTTCCCTGGTCATGCTGTCACGTAATTCATAAGCTACGTCGTTGATTAAATCATTTTTAGTCATATGCGCACCTCATTTTCTCGTTGCCTAAGAAACATCCGTGTGATATGATGATCTTAAGCAGTTGAGCGGTACAGTCTACTTTGGTCGGTGGTTGTACCGCTATTATTATGTGATTGTTTGCAGTCCTTCTGCAGCTGGAATTTCAAACGGTGTATTATGTACTTATTACACTTTTACAAAATTTTCTTTTCTATCACTCCTTTCATCTTCCTAGAAAATCCCGGGAATGCCGCACAGATATGTACGACACTCCCAGATCTACCGTAGTACATACTGTACTACATTCCGAAATACTTCCGAAACCAGAAACAGTCATTCCAGTTATGTAGCCTCTCGCAAACAGGATCATTAGTATCAGCGTAATTTTTCACTGTTACTCCCTCAGCACATTCAGATTCATAGTAATCCGCTTCGCGCTCGTAGCTGTCCAGGTCTACATTACTCTCGTCGTAATTCGGATCCAGATCGTAATCATCATAATTGTTGTGTCTTCTCATTTGCATTTCCTCCCATAGGTTTTCATATTTTTGCAAGACGTATTTGTCTTACATATGGATATGTCAAAAAAAACCGTAAAGAAAAGCATTTTTTGAGAAATATTTTTATTTTTTCAATTTTTTCGTATTTTTCTTACATAAATATTGTTTAAGCTATATTTCAAAATCCATGCATAAATACTTGCCATTGTCCATCTTCCAATAATACTGTCCTATGTACCAGTCCTCGCCCAAAATTGACTGCTTACAATATTCCCCCTCTTCAATCTGTTCTTCTCCTTTCGGTTCATCAACCACATAAGCGTTTTTTATATCGCATCCATAAGCATCTACATTCTCCTGGAACCAACCAGCTATCTCTTCATCAAGCTGATTTCTCTGTTCTATTTTTTCTCTTATTTCTCTTGGAATTATCATGTTTCTCCTTTCTACTGTAAATTTCAGTTTTATTGTGTAATAATACGTACCGTTACACAGGTAAATAATTGTCCAGCGCCTGCCGGATCACCCAGGAGATAGGTCTGTCCTGCTGCCGGCAATAATTCATAAGTCTCTCATACTGCTCCGGATCCATGCTGATATCCTTCCGGATGTTCTTCTTACCTTCTTTCTTCGGTCTCGCCATTCCTATCTCCTTTCGTTACACAATTTTTCCGATATTTCAGTTTACCTAATTTTTACATAGCATTTTTGATAAATCCTTAGCATTATCTAAACCCAATTTAATGAGTTCTTTCATTTGCGCATCCGTAATGATATAATTCCCACCAACATATACATGATAATTATCATCAAGCATGGATTTATAAATTTTGCACCATCCATGTTCTTCTAAGTAATGCTCTGCATTGTTTGTTTCTATCATACCGAAGCAAATTTTATATGCAAGGTTGGCATGACCCTGATATCCGCAATGGAAGTATTTGCCATCGGGAGAAATCCATCCGTATTTCGTATTTTCGCTGTTCTTTTCATGAAGTTCTTTCAGGATGGGCTTATTCTCTGGTTTTTCTTCAGGCTTCTGATATTCAGTGCCGTATTCTTCGTAAAAGTGCCAGAAGTCTACACGGCTGTTTTTGTGAGTAAACTTCCATAGCCAGATGCCACCCATAAAACCTGTGCAAGGGATAACGAAAATGCTATGTTTATTCACATCAGGATTACGCAGCAAGTTCATAGAGAAATTGTTGTTGTCTTCCTCTTTTATCATTTCCCATTTTTTGATGTGATTTTCTTCCCAACATATTAAATAGTTCATTGTTATGCACCTCCGCTAAATCCTAAGTTACATCAATTTTCCCACTCATCAGATCTGGAATCAGTGCATCCCTCAATTCAGCCAAATATCTGTTTTCTTGCTGGTTCAAGTAATATATGTGCTGTTTCCATGTCTGCATAATCATCACCAAGATGCTTGACAGAATATCTTTGCTGTTATTCTCAAATCGGATTTCGTTTTTATTCTTTGATGTTGAAAAATAATTATCTTTTTCAATCTGTGGTGCTCCTAGTTTTACAAGCAGTTCATTCAGTCCAGTATCTTGCTGATCATTTTTATACATTTCGATATCGAATCCCACTCCTTTCGCTAGACTTTCGTTGATTGTTAGTTTACATGCGTTTTTTTCTCTCACCACCCTGTTCAGGTCTTCTACAATATCTTCATAACTTCTATGCTTTACTTCCTCTTCCTGTATATCAAGATAGTGACTCGCCAAAAGAGAATATTTATCCTCTTTTATTTTTTCAATGCTTACTGGTTTGCAAAAATCTGGAATACTTTTTCTTTTCCCGATTGCATCCATCACATCTTCCATTATTTTTTCCGGAATAATCTTTATTTTTTTCTGATAGATCCTGTTAGTATGAGAGTTTCCACCATATTGCCCTTTTTGATCTCTGATTTCCTCTACATATCTATTCCTAATGTCTATCATTTCCGTGGTTGCATGTCCTTTGTTTTTGTCCAGAACAACAATACAGGTTCCCACCCCAGTGGACTCAAACATGTTGTCCGGGCAGACAATCACCGCTTCTACCAGATTTTCCTCTACTAACCATTCTCTTATTGCCTTTTCCTCCTTTTGATTGCTGCTCATTATAGAAGCCGGCAGAAGGAAAACACACCTGTCATGTTTTTCCAGCCCTGTTAGTACAAATGCATAATTCGCATTATTTGCTGGTGGCACTACATAACATTTAGCAAATCGTGGTTGTATCTGTGCGAATGGCGGTATTTCCCATTTCATGTTATACGGTGGATTTGATATTAAGGTTTTCTTCATTTTCATATTTCCGTAAATCTCCCGAATTTTTCTCCTCTTGCGATTTTGTATGTGTGAAATACTTCCTGTTTCAATACATCTGAATGATATACTTTACATTCAATATTTCTAACTGCCATATTGAACAGTAGAAATGGCATTACCTTGCTGTCATATTCATATAATTCAAATTTTTGGTTCTTGTCCATATTCCATTTTTGAATTGTCAATGCCCCTGATCCAGCGCACATATCTGTAACTATATCTGATTTTCCTGCAAGTTTTCCCATAAACACAGCTAAGCTCTTAGGTGTATAATCCTGCATTTTTTCCGTTCTATCTGCATGGTAATACTGAAAAATCATTTGTAACCAGTCGATGCTCAAATCTTTTACATTCTCACAAAATTTTTCATACACTGTCTCATCATTATTTTGAACTGCAGCCAGCAATTTCTCTGGCAGATCTTCGGTTGTCTTCGCATCAAATAATCTCAGTACTTTATTTGTAAGTTCCTGTAATTCCATCCCTGCTGCCTCCTTTACCATCCGATGATACAGTAACCCTGCATCAGTCCATATTCCGGTACATCCCGGAGCACATACCGGATCCGGCGCACCTCTGTCCTGCCAGTATATTCTCCATTCTCCCATTCCATTAGTATCAGGACATCTCCCGGCTGTATATTGTCTTCATCCTTACGAAGCTCAAAGTTTTTTCTCTCATCCCTCACTGCCTGGAAGTATTTCGGCAGGATTTTCTTCTCCACTGTCTTCATTCTTCTTTTTCCTCTTCTTTCGGTAGTTTTCCGGATCATAATCTGGGTTAAAAGAGCTGCGTGTCATGGATATGCTCTCTTTCCGCTGATCCTTGGCATATGATCTACGCATGGTCTCTATTTCCGGATCCTGGTTCTCCAATCCCATTGTCAGAAGATCTCCGTAAGAAAAGCCCCGGCGGAATCCGGTCTTTTTATCCCTGGTCAGCACGTTCCGTGGGTAAACTCCTATGACTTCGTATTCGCAGTATTTGCTCGTGCGGCCGATACGGTCCTCGTCATTTATTTTGATCTTTATGATATCTCCTATATGTACATGCTGGACCGTAGGTGCCGGATCCAGAAGAAGGGTTCCATCCCAGTCTTTATACTCCTGCATATTTCTCCTTTCCGGACGACTGCTGCCTCTTGGATTTTCAGCTGTCGTCCCGTGACTATGTTTATGGTTGTTCGTGAGTACACTCCAAAAGGCTTATTTAATTAACTCAAATACCAATATTACATTTCAGCTTCCGCTCACCCCGTCATGATGCTGCCTGCCGTCTGCGTAAGCGGATCCACGGGCGGCTCCATGACCACCCCGACTTCCGCGAGTAATGCACGGGACCATTCCCGGACGGTGGTCTTGTCCTCTTGGTATTGCAGCAACAGCTCATTCATGTATTCTTCCACTCTGGTGAGCCGATCTTTACCAAATCCGTACTCATCCATCAAGGCTGTGAAGAAGAACAGCATATACCTCGTTGCCTGCTCATTGATGGTATTCTGCGGTGCAATCTGCTTGCTATCTAGCCAGTACTGATAGGATCCCTTCCGGGCGGTGATATCATCGACCGTATATGCCTTATACTCTATGGTCCAGTCGGCTTTGTCATACAATCGCTTGCTGATCTCCTTAAGGTCTATCTTGCCGTCCGCCCAGTCCGCTTCCATCTCATTTACCTTGTTTGCAATTCTGGAGATTCTCTGCCCCTTGAATCCTTCCTTTCGCATGATCACATACGACAGCATGATTCCCATTGCTGTCCACGGTGTCCGGTCAGCCATACGGCTTTCCCTGGCGATCCGCTTGCACTGCTCTTTAATCTCTGCCGGTGTCAAATGTCTCTTCTTTCCCATACTATGTATACCTCCTATGCAAACCGGAGCTGTCCGGTCTGTTCTGCCTTAATCATCATGTTCGGTGTACGCTCTGCCACGCACAGTTCCGGTAAATTTGCTCTGACCAATGCCGCTGGTATAGGCGGACAAACAGCGTTACCGCATCTGCGCACCTGTTCGCTTCTTGGATAGGTCTTGCCGGTGTAATCATGATCTATGATGTAATCTTCCGGAAATCCCTGGCATCCGTACAGTTCTTTGGGTTCCAGCATCCTCAATCCGATGTCAACGATCTGATAATCTACACCCTCAATAGTCACAAGTCCAAATCTATCTCTGGATGTCACTGTATCAAGAGGTTCCTCAATGTCCTGTCCGGTTCCCTGCCCATAATATTTAATCAAAAATGCTCTGACTTCACCGAAGTGACCATCCCCAGCGGTGATTGTTGGTATAGGATCTCGTAAATCCCGCCCATCACAATGATTATTCATCTGAATAAGATTTGCTGTAACTACACTGTTATGATCCCACGCTGTTACCGTTGGCAACGGCTTTTCCACACTGTCTCCTGCACCTTTGTAACCACCGTCATAATATTTGTGCAAGAATGATGTAACCAGACCGTACCGGTTGGATCCGTCTACCGTCATAATTGGTTCTTTAATTGTCTGCCCCCGGACTTCTCCCTGCGCTGTCTCAGAATGGTACTGGATCAATGTGGGACTGATTAAGCAATGCTCATTTTTGCTCACAATCGTAGTCAGAGGATCCCTTACATCCTTACTTCTGTCCGCCGTGAATCCGGTCTGACCGATCTGTACCATATACGGTTCTACGATTCCATACCCGTGCTTTCCGGTAATGGTCGGCATCGGCTCCCGGATGTCGTTCGGCCTACGCTCACCGCCATGATTGCACTGGATAATAAAAGGTTCCGGATTTTCCAGTACGAATTTTTTCAATCCTCTGGCAATACGCTCCATAGTCTTGGGAGCCAGCGGACGTACCGCCCGGATCCCGTACTTTTCCTTGATTTCTTCTGATGTGTCAAAAATGCTCGGACAAGGAAGAGAAAAATCAAGTTGTGTATATGCTCCAACATACGGTTTGAGAAGTCCTGCTTTTACCTCTTCGCTGTCCGCAGGTGCGTGTGTCGGTTCCGGCCACACAATCGGCTTTCCGTCACATCTGGCAATGAGGAAAAATCTTTTTCTCATGGTCGGTGCTCCGTAATCAGCAGCTACCAACTCACGGAACTGTACATCATATCCCAAATCTGTAAGCTGTTGTACAAACTTCTCAAAAGTCTTGCCCTGTTTTGCCTTAATAGGATGATGTCCTCTGTTGAGTGGTCCCCAGGTTTTAAATTCTTCCACGTTCTCCAACATGATTACCCTCGGTCGTACAAGTCCAGCCCAACGACAAGCCACCCATGCAAGACCACGGATAAACTTGTCTTTCGGCTTACCGCCTTTGGCTTTGGAAAAGTGTTTGCAGTCCGGAGAGAACCAGGCAAGTCCTACCGGATGCCCGTTACATGCCTTAACCGGATCGACCTGCCAAACATCCTCACAGTAATGTTTCGTATTGGGATGATTAGCCTTGTGCATCCAAATAGCTTTTGGATCATGGTTGATTGCAATATCCACGCTATAGCCGGTTGCAAGTTCTATCCCGGTGGAAGCCCCACCGCCCCCGGCAAAGTTATCTACTATCAATTCTCCATTTATCATTCTATCTTCCAGGAACCCGATATATCGTTACCCCAGCTGGAGGTTCGGCTCCTTTCTTGATTAAAAATTGAATTTCCATGCAGAAATATCTTTTGTAGCTACAAATCTGACATAATAATGGTATAAAATTTCAAAAACACTTATATCAAAGGAGACATGCCTATGTTTAAAATACTTAAAACACAATTTTTAACCATTTCTTTGGTTATTCTTTTCATTACACTTAAAATAGTTTCAACAATTCTTCCTGATGAATTTGCATTCTGTTTTTGTTCCGCAGTATTTATGCAATACACTGAGCTATGGTTCCGAATCTACGAATTATCCGAACAGTTCCATCTAGTATGGCCTTGGCAGCGTTAAGCTGCCATGCGCTTATTCTCTAAGAAAATCATCTATGCTCATTTGCCCTTCAACATTGGCAGCAGCTTCTTTGTCCTGGTTCATCCGCATCCGCTTATACTCGTTATACTTTTTCCGGTATTCATAGCTTTTCCCAAATATATTCCACGCTGCTTTTACAACATTTGGCTCATATGGTCGTATTAGTTCCAGATCATCTATAGCCTTGTATGATATGGGACATCCGCAGCATCCAGTACGAGTAAGTCCGTACACTTCATAAGCATCAGAGTACCGTATTCCGTAATAATCTTTATACCAAGCCTTGTCCCTATCAGACACATAATAAAGTGGTCTCAATCGATACTGTCCGGAACTCATCTCCGTAAAACACAGCGCTGTGTTATCTTTCCTTGGAACAGATCTCATTCCACCCTCATCCCTACGCTCTCCTGTGATTATCATTTCATAATCTTTCTGAACATTATGTGCTACATTTTTCTTACAATATATACAGCAGTCCGCACTTATCGAAAAATCTGGTGGATATTCCGTTATGAAGTCCTTCATGTACTTGGATGAGTTAATTACGAGCTGTATATTGGGGCGCGGCTCTCCTTCAGAATTGCAGCAGCACAAGAAATTTATAACGCTTTCACAATTCGGATACCTTTCTTTCAGTTCCTTCCTTTTTACGCTCTTGTCTTCAGCCTGTTCATATTCATCTGCTATCGATAGCGGAATACCTTTTTTCTGCCATTCCGACAATCCTGATGACATAATTTTCGATACAAACGGTACTCCATACGTTCTTACCGCTTGGACGATTCCAACTTTAGGACGGCACTCTTCTATTTCTACACCATATTTTCCAGCCGTAAATTGTACGTGATCTTTCGTTGCCTTCATTTCCAAACCGGTATTAAAGAATACATACTTGACAGGCGGCAATTCGAAAATTCTTCTGGTTCTCTCTATTACATCAATCATGATGTCACTATCAGATCCTCCGGAATATGAGCATATCGCATTGGGATGCTCACGCAATCTTTTTGCAATTATGCTCTCGATTGCCTGAAATTTTTTCGGTGGTTCAAAATCTGCATAATCAGGTCTATCGGTATAAACCCTGCTTCTAAATTCTTCTTTCATTTTGCTTTGGAGTAAAAGCTCTTTATCACTTGCCAACAAACCTCTTACCCCTCTTTCTCCTTTCCGGACGACTGCTGCCTCTTGGAGGATATTTCAGCGGCCGCCCCATTGTATGTTTATGGTTAATTGTGAGTACACTCCAATAGGCTTATTTAATCTGCTCCAATGCCTTCTTGATGGCGGTATAGTAATTGTTCATACCGCTAATTAATATATCCGACTGGGTCTTTCCCATCTTTTCGGAGCAATAGTCTAATTTCTTTTTTTCCTCCGGCGTCATGCGGATTGTGATGCGCTCCGTTTTACATTTCATTTTTGCTCCTTTTGTACATACATTTTTGTATGTACACTATCTCCATTTGCTGTAAACCAAGGCATCCTCCGACCAATCCGGGTAATGATCCTGCAGGTAGCACTTAAACATCTGCAACATCTCTTCCCTATATCCCTTATTGCCATTGTCCAGCATCATATGATGGCTGATACATCCTAGTGCTCCATTCTGCGGTATTCCCAGTCCACCATGCGACCGCGGAATATAATGCATAATGCTCAACGTACCCTGACCCGTCCATTCCACCTCTTCCATCCGGTACTCCATCTGGCAAAAGATACATTGGTTCTGGTCACGCTCCTTGATGCTTTGACGGGAGGTCGTATTAAACTCCCTCGCTCTCGCCTGTTTTGATTTCTTTGTCATTCCTGCTGCCTCCCTCACTGAGTTCTTCCCGGTTACACCGGTGCAACTTCCGATTTTTCTCGGTAGTTCAACCGTACACACATTGTGTACGGTTCGCTTTTCTCGGTAGTTCAACTAGGGTACTTTTTGTACCCCGTTTCCCGCTTTTCTGTCAAATTGTTATATTTTTCATGTTTTGTTGACATCAACAAAATCGTCTCTAACATGAGTGCTCTACTCATGCTGTCAATTTTTCGGTACTTCTGTGAAAATGTCTTTTAATGCCCTCTTCAATGGCATGTTAAAGCGCATCCATTCGGCATATTCGTGTTTCTCGCCTTCCGCCAGCAGGATATGTCCGCCATCCTCTACGTCCTGCAGGAGCATTTCCCACAGGACAGCGTTTTTCACCGGATTGCCTTTGGCACTCTTCCATCCGTTTCTCTGCCACTTCTCCGGCCAGTGCTGTGTGATGGCTGACGCCACGTAGCTGCACTCTGTATGGATCACTACGGTGCAGGCATAATGGAGACGCTGCAGGGCATCACGGATGGCACGCAGGACTGACTCGCTCTCCGTGGTATTGTCATACTCTACGATCTGCGGAGCTGCTTCATAGTCACTGCCGTTCTTGCGCTTTGTCCTCATGATGTACATTGCCCGGCCGGAGCCCTTTGCGGATCCCCGGAGAGTCGTGCCTATAAAGATATCCACTACTTTCAATTCATTTTCCAAAATCAACACCTCCTTCTCCCCGGCGGTCTCTTCCGCTCGGTGCACTTCAGTCTGATCAATGTGTAACTCCGGTATAAAAACCCGGTAACCGGATTGATGCCCTCATGGATCCTGGCTATGTAGTATCCCTTGGGCGGCTTGACCTCCGGCTTCCACCGGACCAGCTTGTCCTCTTTGGGCTCCGGCAGGGGCATATTACGGCTGGTATTGTATGATGACTCCGCTATCCTCGGCTTGCCCGGTGTGCCGTCTGCCCTGGTCTCCGCTGTGTGCTCATCCTTGGTCAGGTAATTCGCCAGCTGTTCCATGTCATCTCCGGTAAACTTGCTGTGACGGATCTCTGCCACGTAGGTGCCACCCTTTGTCCATGCCTTGGTCACGATAGCAGCCGCATCACCATCCGGTGTCTGCTTGATCACAAGGTGGATATGCCAGGCTCCCTTGGTTCCACGCTCAATGTTGCGGATCCAGTAGAGCGGTGCTCCTCTTACCCGGTAGATCTTCCGGATCTTACTCATTGCCTTCTGAAAGTCCTTCAGCGCTTCCGCCATATCAGGAGGTCTATTCTCCATCGCATAGGTCCATGTGATAAACAGGTCTCCCTGGTCAAAGTACTGGATCAGCCTCCACCGACACAGCCTTGCCTTATTCCTCCGGTTGATCAACCGCACCTGTTCCTTCGTCGGCTTCTCCTTCTTCTGTCTGGTCTTACCCTTCCCCCCATAATTCCCATCATGGTACTCTTCTACATCCAGCACATCCCCATGCCTTAGCCTTATTTTCTTTCTCTTAACCATGTCTCTGTATCCTAACTTTAATATCTTTATCAAGTGCGCAGGGGCTTTGAAAAGCCCCATTTTTCTTGACTTTTTTGGCTTACAGAGTTACAATAATCTTGTCTATATAAGTAGCTCTGTGAGCTCGCCGGCATCGCCAAATGCCGGCTTTTTTATTGCGCGAAATATGCCGGGTTCTGATCGGTCGGCATGTAATAACCGTCTGCCGCCGGTCTGGCACCGTAGTAGCCTGCCTCGCCCGGGATCCGGTAGACCATGCACTCAAAGCCCAGGTTGTTCTTGATCAGGCATTCCCGCATAACCTTTGCTATGGAGCGGTCATCAAAGGCACCCTGCTCCTTTTCGTCTCTTTCCTCGTTGTAACGTCCGAATAACTGTTCCCGGATCTCCTGCGGTGCTTCCAGAAATACCGTGACCGCGCTTGCCTTGTCATACAGATACTTCGCTTGAAACCAGTCCTTCCGGATTACCGCCTTCGTAAATTCGTCTCCCATCTTCAACAGCTTGTCCATGTAGTACTGTTCTGTTTTCACCTGCTCTGCCTCCCTTCAGTTCTTCCAACTTTTGCTCCAGTTCCCGGATTCTTTCCTGCTTTTTCCGTAATTTTTCCAGCTGATCCTCGCAAAAAAGGCAAAAAATAAAAAGCATAGCCGCCAGGCCCATGACTATGGCGATCTGCTCTCTTACTTCTGTTGTCCCAAAAACATCCCTCAAAACCCACGCTCCGAGGAGTGATATCGCAATATTTTTATACATCCGTAGCCCCTCCGTATATCTGATCTCTCAGTCTATGTATCTGGATTATCCTTTCATTGCAAAGGTCCTCCATTACTTCCAGCGTGCTCAGCAATGAATGCTCCTGCTTGTCATTCGTTGTAATGATCTGTAAACCTTCAAAGTTATAATATTTCGCCTCCGGCACTGACTGCTTCACTTCATCATAGACATACCCTGCCAGTTGCGAATTGCTGGCTTCCCAGTATTTGTGACCGTCTTTGTTTTTCACAACTTCCTTGGCATAATACTTAATCATTTCCATGTTTATCCCTTTCCGATCACGCTCTCTGCGTGGTGCCCGGAATCTACCCGGACACCGAAAGAGGTTCGTGCCGCCATAGCAGGTACGGCACATCTACGGGGGGACGTGGTGCATGACACCACGCACAAAGCGTGATCTATAATATGATGCTTGTCCCCATGCCCTCTACGTGGTGCCCAGCCAGGGGAGGACTGGACACACACGCTAATTGTGTAAAAGGGGAGTGTGGTGTTGGGAATACACCACGTACAGGGCACGGATACTTGTGGTTACGCTGATTCTTCTTTTTTCTTGACTGCATATCCCAGGGTCTTCAGACTCTGTTCATTCAGCCGTAAGGCAATCTCTGCCTTTTTCATGGGATCCATGTCATCCAATGACAATACCTGATCCCCGATGTGGATTAAATTTACAATCCGCATATGTACCTCCTGACTGCTTTTCTACAGCTTATGGTGCTATGGTTGTCTAAGTTGCATTCTCCAACTCAAAGATTGCCCACCGCAGCGCTGCCTTGGTGTTCTCATCAATGTCATTACGCTCTAAGAGAGCATATAATCTATCGATTCTCTCCATTCCTGCTGCCTCCTTCCTTTATTATTGCTAGTCTGAATCTCCAATCTATTTGTTCTCTTGTCCATTCTGCCTTCTCCGTGATATAATTCTCCTATATCATTTTCAGGAGGTATTAACATGCGTAATCCTTTAGAATCCCTCATAAAACGCCTGGGCTCTATGTATTCCATTGAACGGGACAACGGCTCTGTTGACCCAGTGAAGGGCTTGATCAACCAAGAACAATCTACCGGCAAACGATACATAGGTTTTCTTCCCGGTACTGATATCCAAGTTGATGATTGGCTCACAAATCCAAGTGGTGATCGTTTCTATGTTATTGACAAAGAAACTGCAACATTTCAAGGCAAACCACACGAATTACGCTGTTTTATAGAAACAGAAGCTGAACACCAAAAAAAGGCACTTACCACCGGACCTATTTTTAATATTGGCTCTGCAACCGGATCTATCATTGGCACTCAGGTTCATGCTTCCTTAAACTATTCCGATTCCATTAATCAAATGAAGGAGCAGGTGCAATCTTCCAGTTCACCTGATAAAGATGATTTACAGCAGCTTCTTTCATTGTTAGAAATGCTTGTTAATGATCGGATTCCTGCTCAAAAAGGAATGTTCTCAAAATTTTCTGATGTCATGGAAAGAAACTCCTGGATCACAAGTGCAATATCCTCTACATTATTAGGTTGGCTGATGTCTCAAATACATTGACATTTCCCTTTATAGTTACAGAAAGCTCTGTGGAACCGTCTGCGGAGCTTTTTAAACTATAATCCGATACTTCTATCATTTCTTTTCCTACTTGTAAAAAATTCCTGCTCTCTTCTTTGTGGATTACTATTTCCACTCCTGCTGCCTCCTTTACTGATCGCCACTGCCATCTTCCGATTCTTTTTCAAAAAGATATCGCAGTGTAAGCTTTGGAAAAAAACTTCGCTGAATTGTTATTGCTTCATCAATGGTAAAAGAACTATCCCCATTGATTTTATTTGCAGCACTGTTTCTATGAATTCCCAGTAATTTAGCTATAGCTTCAATGGTAATTCCGTTTTTTGCCATTTCTCCTTTTAAGTTGATGCACGGCATTTTTCTCACCTCCGTTTATGCATTTGCATAACTTATGCTCGTAGTATATATTCGTTTGCGTATCTTGTCAATAGTTTTTTATGCTTTTGCATATATTTTTGTTTACTTTTTATTCATTATGTGATACATTCAGCATATAGCAACGGAGGATATGATTATGGGAATTGGAAGTAAATTATCACAACTACTGGACGCAAACGGTACTAATGCCAATGAGCTTGCCAATAAAATAGGTGTATCACCTCAAACCATTTACTCTATGATTAAGCGTGATAGTAAAAAGGCTGATATTGATGTTCTTTTAAAGATTGCAGATTCATTTGGAGTTAATGCTGAATACTTTGTTGATGATGAAGATGCTCCTCATACTATTGCCGCCCATTTTGATGGCTCTGAGTATACAGAAGAGGAACTTGAAAAAATCAAAGAGTATGCTGCCTTTATCAAAGCTAACCGGAAATAATTCATTGTGTGAACAGGGGTGTTTTATTTGACAGATTATGAAATGCTTTTAGATTCCGCAGATAGTCAAGATGTGACTGTTGATGAAACTTCACATTTCTGTGGAACGCAAATTAAGGGATTGTATTTAGATAACCACATTGCTCTTAGCAAAGATTTACGCTCTGATACTCAGAAACGCTGCATTTTAGCAGAAGAGCTGGGACACTATCACACTACCGTTGGAGACATTATCGATCAGTCCTCCGATTCAAACCGCAAGCAGGAGCTCCGGGCGCGTCTCTGGAGTTACAACAAACTGATCGGATTACACGGCATCATCTCCTGCCATAAAGCACACTATACTACCTCTTATGAGATGGCTGATTACCTGGGTGTCACAGAGGAGTTTCTGCAGGAAGCTCTGCAGTGTTATCGGAGCAAATACGGTATCTGCGTGCAATATGATAATTATGTTATCTACTTCGACCCGATAGTGGTGTTGGAGCTGATATAAATACTAATATGAAAAGGGGAAATTTATATGGGATTCACTAAAATCTTTAACAGTATCCGTTCTTCGACTATGTTACCCTCGGATATCGAAAACGTCTCGTTGAAACGCATTATTCCTAAAATTAATGAGTGGAATATTGATACTGTGCTTATTACTGCAAATCGAAATTGTACTGCCTGTAAACAATATAATCAACAGGTGTTTTCTCTTTATGGGAAGAATAAAAATTATCCAAAGTTACCCGATATACTATATCAACGTTCTTGCCCTGTCTGTGGTAAAATCTTTGGTGCTACAATATACGGCTTATAATATTTATGATCTTCATTTTAAAAAATTGCACCGGTGCAATTTACTATGATATTGATATACACATAGTTTTACACATGGTTATCCACAGATTTATACACATTTTGTGTAATATGTATTGACAAATCAATCCTGAACATATAATATAAATGTGTAGCTAAGGTTACACGTTAATAATGCTTCAGGTTGTACGTCTCTCAATATATGAGAATGACCGAACCCTGGAGCTTTTTATTTTATACGGAGGATAATATATGAAAACTGCTATACTTGTAGATGGTGGATTCTATCGCAGGCGGGCTCAAATTGTTCTAGGCGATATTCCTGCCAAGGATCGTGCTATTGAATTGGCAAATTATTGCAAACGCCACCTGAACTCTCATGGCGAACATAATAACGATCTGTATCGTATATTTTACTATGACTGTCCTCCTGCTTCGAAAAGACTTTTCCACCCCTTTCTTCAGAAACAGGTGGATCTGTCCAAAACTGACCTGTATATCTGGATGAATGAATTCCTCACTGAGCTGAAGAAAAAGAGAAAGTTTGCCATCCGCTTAGGAAAACTCGCCGAAGAACAGGCTCATTACACTATCCGTCCTGATGTTGTCAAAAAGCTCTGCCGCGGATCCATTTCTTTTTCGGATCTGCAAGAGTCTGATTTTTGCATTGAGATAGATCAAAAAGGTGTTGATATGAAAATCGGTTTGGATATTGCATCTATGGCATATAAGCATCAAGTTGATCAGATCATCCTGATTTCCGGAGATAGTGACTTTGTATCTGCTGCAAAACTTGCCCGTCGGGAAGGTATTGATTTTATACTCGATCCGCTGGGTGCACCTATTAAGCCAGATCTGTTTGAACATATAGATGGACTGCGTACCTGCGATAAACGGTTCACGCCAACCAATAAGTAAAAAAATCAGCCCCAGTGCGCCAACACCGGAGCTGATCCGATTACCGGGTAAACCGATAAATCACCTTGAACAAGTGCATTTTATCATTTTCCCGGACGGATTGCAATGCAAACATATGTCCGGGCATTTTTATGCCCATTTTTCCGTACATTTACTTAGGAGGAATGTGCAATGTCTAAGAAAGTGATGCGAAAATCTCCGGAAGTCACGGAGCAGATCCGCACCGGTGCCGCTTATATTCGTGTCAGCACGGATGATCAACTGGAGTATTCTCCGGAGTCCCAGCTGGAAGAGATCAAACGGTACTGTCTGCAGCATAACATCCTGTTGCCGTCTGAATTTATCTTCGTGGAAGAGGAAGGACGCTCCGGCCGTAAATCCAGTAACCGTTATGCCTTCCAGAATATGATTGCAATGGCGAAGACCAAGCCGAAGCCCTTCGATGTCATTGTACTGTGGAAATTCAGCCGTTTCGCAAGAAATCAGGATGAGAGCACCTTCTATAAGTCCATGCTCCGGAAGAAACTGGGAATTGATGTGGTGTCTGTCAGCGAACCCCTGATTGACGGTATGTACGGTCGACTCATCGAAATGATCATAGAGTGGCAGGATGAATTCTATTCCGTGAATCTATCCGGGGAAGTGCGTCGTTCTATGCTCTCCCGGGCCCGGAAGGGACTCTATAACGGTAAGATGCCTCTGGGCTACACCAAACCCCCGAATGAGAATCCTGTTATAGAGGAGCAGGAGGCGGCCATAGTCCGGAAAATTTTCGACATGTACGCTTCAGGATCTGACATCAACTATATCACCAGAGGGCTGAATGATCACGGTTATAAGACCAAGACCGGGAAGAAGTTTGACCAGGAAGGTGTCATATATATTCTGGAGAATCCTTTCTATATTGGCAAGGTACGCTACAACATGAGAGAATCCAGTGCCACCAGTACCCTCCGTGATCCGGACGAATGGATTATAGCAGACAGCTTTCACGAACCTATTATTGATATGGAGACCTGGAATATCGTTCAAGAGCGCCGGGAACGCAGTAAGAAGCTGGCTGGCCGCTATGAGCATCCGGTCTCTCACGCCAAGCACTGGCTGTCCGGTCTGGTCAAATGCCCGGTCTGCGGTAAGTCATTGTCACACAAGGAAGGCTATCCCCGCAAGTCCACGAACGGGACCACGTACCTATCTGGGGAAGGCTTCCAGTGTCTGGGATACATGAAGGGGCTCCATAGTGGCTCACAGTTCATCTCAGCGAAGAAACTGACCGACTCTGTGATTACGTCCCTTAGAGACGTATTGGAGAGCACCACAGACGTATCCTTTGAACTTGTCCGGACCTATGAACCAACCATAGAACTGGATTGCCAGCGTTACCAGCGCGAGCTGGCTTCTCTGGATCGGAAACTGGAGCGTATCCGGGAAGCTTACATGAATGAAATTGATACTCTGGAAGATTACAAGCGAAATAAAGAAATGATTGAAAAGCGCCGTGCCGATCTGGAAGCTTTGTTGGCTGACATGACGACTGCTGCCTCCGGCCCTGAGAATTACAAAGAGCAGTTCTTGAACCGGGTACAGTCTGTCCTGGATATCATAGAAAGTGATGCTCCAAATGACCTGAAAGCGGAGGCTCTCCGGGGCATTGTGCGTAAGATTGTGTTCTACAAGGATACAAATACCCTTGAATTTCACTATTACCTCATGGTAGAATGA